AGGCAGTAAGTAACTGATTATTAACGATAAATGGCGGTTTGTGGAAAAATATTCCGCAGCCGCCATTTTTCTGTTTACAAAAACATTTTACCAAAATAATGTATTTTACATGGGCTGGTGATTCGCACCGTCCTGCAACGGGGTCAAACGTCATGTATGCAGTTCTCTACCGTCCAAAGGAAGCTGGTTATCGCCACATTGGCGATCATGCTGCAATGTTCAACACACTAAAAGATGCGTGTTGCTATGCCGTCAAAATGAATGGTGATCGCACTGGTCCATATTATTATTGGGTGGCGTGATGAAAAGTGAATTTCCGGTTGAGTACATCAAGCTACAAGGGATAGCGAAAGACATCGCTGATTGTTCCTTGCTCGTGTACTATGCAACAGATAAGGCAGCGCAACAGCGCCACTATAATGAACTGATGATCCACATCAAGAGAATCAAAAGCATTATGGAGGATCTGCAATGTCCAAAATGAGCCAGCTACATTATTGGGCGCAACAGGAGGATCGTTGGCACAAGCAGTATCTCATGGCTGAAAAATACTGCGACACCTTGGAGCAACGGGTGCATGAACTGGAACAGGCTATCATTAAGGCTGTGCGTGATTTCAGCAATGAAGATGATCGCACCCGTGTTCTCAAGACAGCATTGGGGTCGATTTATGAAGGTAGCTAGTTTGAGCAAGCCGATGCTGCGGCTGCAATTTAACAGGCCAATGCGGCACCAGCGTTGTCCTATCTGCAATCTTACAACGGGGAAACTGGTTAGGCAAAAAGAAGCGCTGCAACAGCTTGGATACTTAGGCGCTGTTGAGGCTCATTTGGTTTGTGTTGCTGATGCGCAGGAGGCGAGGCAATGATTGATGATCTTGTGAAGCGGCTGCGAAACAACTGTAGTTGCAATTTTTTAAGCACCCCATGCGGGGCCGAAGAAGAATGCCGTAATGCTTTTGAAGCCGCCGACCGCATCGAGAAGCTGGAGGCAGCGCTGCGGGATGTTCTGCACTGGGCGGATCATTGCCTGCAATGTGATTACGATGATGATTGGGCCAAGATTGAAAAGCGCACCCGCAAAGCACTGGAGGGGAAAGATGACTGATTACCAACTGGCGCTGCTTAACATTGCGGCAACCATGTTCACAGGCGTCATTGTGATTGGGTGCAATGGAGCAATTTTGTTCATTGCGTTAACGATTTGGGAAGTAATTAAGGACTACTTTGAGACGTAGCAAAAACACGGGGTCAAAACGATGAAAACGGTCATCTATGAAATAGCCAATGTCTGCGCGGCACTTACAGCAATCGGGTCGATCTTTGTTATCTGCATGATGGTAGGGGGCTGAGATGATTAGACCAATTACATGTGAGATTGGGTTTGACGGTGTGTATTCCGTCAAATACTTTAACAGGCAAATCGGCTGGATACAGCAAAGCAAAATGAGGAAAGTATGGAGGGCGCTCAGTTGGAACGGGGATTTGAAACACACGAAAACAATGCGGGAAGCCAGGCGGTATCTGGTGGAGAATTTCAAATAGAGAACTGGCAGCAGCACTACAAAAACATCAAGGCGCGTCTGAACGGACCTAAGCCGGTTCAGATAACGGAACCAAAATCAGAAATCTTGATGGTAGCGGTGATACCAGAGATAAAACAAAAAGAGGAACTGCCAGATCCTATCGTTGAGTGCGAGACAGAACCGGAGCCATTCAGAGAGTTCAGCAGGGATGATCTGCTGATTACACGGGGTCTAAAGCGAGACAGGATCAGGCGGATTATTCTGCCAATCCTTCGAAAGAGAAACATGACATGGGACATTATCAGGGGGCAGGGCAGACATGGACCAATCGTTAGAGCCAGATCAGAGGTTTTCTTTGCTCTTGTCTCGAATGGATACGGATTTGCGGAGACAGGACGGATCTGCTGTAGGGATCACACAACCGTCATTCATGGCGTTAGAAAATGGAAAGAGCGAAATGGACCAGACTATAGAGGGTATCTTGCAGAGCCGAGAGAAGACGCACGGATCGTACTCAGTACAGTCTGCGATGTCACAGAGGTTGAAAAGTCTTATACGGACAAGTCCTAATTGGGCGGATATGCCGGAGCATATGCAGGAGTCACTGGAAATGATTGAGCATAAGATCGCTCGCATCCTGAGTGGTAACGCATATGAACCAGATCACTGGCTCGACATAATCGGATATGCGGCGCTGGTAGTGCGTGAACTGGACCAGGTAACTCAAGAAATGGGGTGATAAAATGTCTGATCTGAAAAACAATCAACTCGCTCGCATTGTGGAACGCATCGAAAATCAGGAGGATGAAATCAGTCTGTTGAAGACAGATGTGAAGGACATCTACACTGAAGCCAAGAGCAATGGCTACGATGTCAAAATCATCCGCAAGATCATTGCAATGCGAAAGATGGACGAAACCAAGCGCAAGGAGGAAAGCACCATCCTTGCAGCCTACATGCACGAAATCGGAATGACACCGATTGAGATCGTAATTCAAAGCAACCTATCGAAAGAGAGCGACTAATGGAACGCGCAACAGACACTTGCCTAACCTGCAAGTTCACCAAAGAGAAAACAGGTGGATCGCTTACCTGCCTGCGATACCCAACATCAACAAGGGTTGCTCGGACACAGTGGTGTGGAGAGTGGCAGGCGGACAAGATCCCAACAGATCGCCGCAAGCGCAATGCAATGGAGATCCCAGATCCTGTAATGAGCAAGGAGGTTGAGGAATGAGTTACCGCATACGCAATGCCGACGACTTCTTTCGGGTGATCGAAAAGGAGCGCAAGCGGCAGGAGAAATCCACTCGTGCTGTGTGCGATGAGGCTGCTGTATCATCAGCAACCTACAGTGCATCCCGCACGAACAAATCATGCACTCTGAAATCTGCATTGGCTTATGCAAAGGTTATGGGTTTGGAAATGAGGCTGGAATGGCCGTGATCCTAGCCATTGATCCCGGCGCATCTGGTGCGCTGGCGTTCTTCAACCCAGCTACAGGTATGCTGGACGTTGAGGATATGCCAACGCTGGAGGTAAAGCGCGGAAACAAGATGAAGCGCGAAATCAGTCCGCAGATGTTGGCTGGGATCATTGCATCGCGCAAACCGGATCGAGCCATCATCGAGCTGGTAGGTGCAATGCCAGGACAAGGCGTCACCAGCATGTTTGCCTTTGGTAAATCTTATGGTCTGTGTATTGGCATATGCTCTGGCTTACAGATACCAGTGGAGCATGTAACGCCACAGAAATGGAAAAAAGCAGTCGGCGCTCGTGAGGGCAAAGATGGAAACAGGATGCGGGCGGCAGAGTGCTTTCCCGCATATGCCCAACTGTTTCGACGGGTCAAAGATGACGGCAGGGCAGATGCTGCTCTGATCGCCTTCTGGGCAGCAACCAACTAGGGAGAACAACAGTGGAAAATGACTACTTCAAGCTGGAGGCGCTATCAGCCTCTGGAGCCAAGCTGCTCGCCAGATCGCCTGCTCATTACAAAGCGGCAATGGAGATGAACAGGACGCCAACGCCAGCGCAGATCTTTGGGACCGTTGTTCACTCAATGGTGCTGGAGCCGCACAAAACCCATGCTGATCTGTTCAGCGTGAAGGAACTGAACTGGACAACAAAGGAAGGCAAGGAAGAAAAGGCAAAGCTGGAGCGGATTGGTCTGCCTATCATATCGGTTGCTGATTTCGATAAGGCACTGCGGATGCGCGATAGTGTCTGGGCAAGCAAACATGCTGCTGAATTGCTGACCAACTGCGTGACCGAACAGCAGACAACCTGGACCGGATACGACGCCAAGGTTCCGTGCAAGGGCGGCATCGACGCCATTGGATCAGCAGGCATCGTGGATCTGAAGACGACCATCGACGCATCGCCAGAAGCGTTTGCCAGAGCCATCAGGTCATATGGCTACTATATGCAGGCGGCGCACTACATCGACGGTGTTGCAGAGACAACCGGCGGCATTGCGCCATTCACGTTCATTGCTGTTGAGAAACAGCCACCATATGCGGTTGCTTGTTACACGCTTTCCAATGACAGCCTTGCGGCTGGATGGTCAGCGATGAACAGGATCGCCAAGATATATTCCGACTGCATCTCAAAGAATGAGTGGCCGGGATATGAAGGAAAGTCTATCGAGCTATCAATCCCGATTAATCTGGATGCGGCAGTGGTTGCCGATCTGGAGCTTGAAGACTTCTGAAACGTCGAACCGAAGGAAACGGTAAAATGGAAAACGCAAATACACGCATTGTCGTCAAGGACGCTCGCATGGCTTACGTCCACCTGCTGGAGCCTCGTGCTGCGGCTGAAGGTGCAGAGGCTAAATACAGCATCACTCTCATCATCCCGAAGACAGACGAGGCAGGCATTGCAGCTATTAAGGCGGCAATGAAAGCGGCTGTTGCAAAGAAATTTGGGGATAAACCACCGAAGGGTCTGCGCAATCCGCTGCGGGATGGCGACGAGAAGGACGGCGATTCCGGCGAGTACATGAAAGGTGATGAGTTTAGGGGAAACTGGTATCTGTCAGCTAGCAGCAAGAAGCCAGTGCGTGCCCAGGCAGGCAAGGCTCGCCTTCCAGCCACAGAGGAACATCTGCAATCCGGCAATTATGGAGCGGCAGAGCTGAACTTCTACGGCTACGATGCTGCGGGCAATCGCGGTGTGGCTGCTGGTCTGAATGGTGTCTGGATCACGCGCAAGGGTGAACCTCTGGGATCTGGCGCCACGGACTGGGGCGTGATCGAAGCAGAGGATTTTGGTTCACCTGCTCCAAAGGTGCTTGCTGAAATGTCAGCGGATGACGTGTTCTAGTCTGTAAACAGAAAGACGGCGCAGCGGGGGTCAGTCTGCTGCGCCGTCAATCGCCTCAACGCCGGGAGGAGGAGCGGAGGCAATGGCGAAATTTAACACTCTCGAAGACACGCTGCAAATTGCAGCCGAGTATTTTGGTTATGCCGAGCTTTATGCACGGCTGGCACGGGAATTTGTATCAGTTGGCGATTTGCCAGGAGCCAATTACGCTCAACGATCACTGGTTGCATACGTCAGAGCGGCGCAGCGGGAGTTATCCGCCGCGATGGACATCAGCATAGCAGCCAAAGAACAAGACGAAACAGATGCGGTTGCCGGTCAGGGCAATGAGGTCAGCGCAGACGATGATTGGTGGAAGTGATGGGGAACACATTCGATGATGACGACTTCTTTGCTGACTTGCAGCACGATCTAGACGCCAAGGCGGAGGTTCTGGAATCCAAGAAGCCGGTGGCGCAGATCACCGGAAACACGCCAGAGGAACAGCCGATCAAGCGGACGCTATTCCTTGGCGATCCGTGGGAAGACAAGCTTGTCGTGGATCAGAAGGGCTGGGCAATCAGCAACCATGCCAATCTTGCCCATACGATTCGCAATCACGGGGAATGGACAGAGGCGCTGGCATACAATGCCTTCACAGGACGCAAGATCCTGCTGAAGCCAATGCCAGGCACAATCCACAAGGCGTTCCAGCCACGAGAGATTGAGGATCGGGACATCCTTAGCGCAACGTCATGGTTCAACCGGAACCTATTTCCACGAGCAGCAAAATCCCAAGTGGCAGATGCAATCGACGATGTGGTGTTTGACGCGATCATCAATCCGGTGAAGCACTTCTTAGAAGACTGCGAAGCGGCATGGGACCAGCAGCCGAGACTGGCGAAATGGCTGGCAACCTATGCAGGCGTGGAAATCGAAGATCCTGCTCACAGCCAGTATGTTGAGGAAGTCGGGATCAAATGGTGCGTCAGCGCGGTTGCGAGGGTCATGGAGCCGGGATGCAAGGCAGACGGTGTATTGATCCTGGAAGGTAGCCAAGGGGCAGGAAAGAGCACCGCAGCCAAGGTATTGGCAGGAACAGAGTTCTTTGGTGATAGCCTGCCGCCAATGCACTCCAAAGAGGCCAGTGGCTATGTCCGTGGGCGCTGGATCATTGAACTTGCCGAACTTGCCAATGTCAGCAAGGCAGAGGTGGAAGTGGTTAAGGCGTTTATCAGCCGATCTGAGGAACGGTTCAGACCGCCTTACGGCAGGAACGAAGTTACGTTTCCTCGGCAATGCGTTTTCATTGGCTCAACCAATCGGACGGACTATCTGCGGGATGACACCGGCAACAGGCGGTTCTGGCCGGTGAAGGTGGGCAGGATCGACACAGAGGCGCTTCAGCAGGATCGCATCCAGATATGGGGCGAGGCAGTCCATAGATACCGGCAGGGCGAGCAGTGGTGGCTTACAAGGTCTGCGGAGACCATCGCAGCGCAGGAGACGAAGGCACGGCTCATAGACGATCCTTGGACATCTGAAGTGCTATCCAAGGTGCTGGGCAAGCAGGAAACCTGCGTGAGCCAGATTATGTCTGACATGCTAATAGAGGTCAGCAGGCGCGACAGGATGATGAGCAACCGTGTTGTCTCGATCCTGCTTCAGAATGGGTGGAATAGGGATGGGAAATTCCATACGGCGGCAAACAAGGGCCAGGCTAGGTTTGTAAAGAAGGGGTGAACCAATGGAAGAAGATGAAATCATTATCAATGAAGCAGATGACAACTGTGACGATTGGGATGGCTGGGATGATGGTCAGCCAACTGAAGCACAAGAATGGCGTGACTATGATCCTGAGTGCTAACTCGGGAGACAGGGCGGGAGACAGGGTGACTCTGTCTCCCGATTTTATGAAGCACAAAAATCGGGAGACAGAGGGAGACAGAATTACACTTACCTTTTTTAAATAGATAACTTATTGATATATAGACATAATACATTTAACGGGAGATAGGCTGTCTGCGGTATGCGTCACTTAGCATAGGTCCAAGAGTTTCGTAGAAAACTGTCTCCCTGTCTCCCGGCAGGTAAAATCAGGAACCACAGATCAATGCAAAGGGTGAACATCTCGATGTCCGATAGAACCACAAACAGAGCAAAGACAGCACGGGACGCTGGCCTATGGGCGGCAATCCAAGTCGCAGACCAAGCCGCGATCAAATATGAAGGCGAATGGGGAATAGGACGCCTGGAGCGGATCGTCCCGCCAGAACTGGCTGCAAAGTTCGCAATCGCCAAGCACCAGCTTGACGAGGCCATCATGGCCGTGGACATCGAGCTTGCCAGTCAGAAGGCAATGGCTATGGCGAGGGGCTGGGAGGCGCTGGACAAGGCTGCAAGGGCAGCAGGCCATAGGAGTGAAGACAACAGCCACGTATGGTTCCACGGCTCTCCTGACGGCAGGAAACGCTATGCCTTCGCCAAATCTGTCCACGACATCCCAGACATCGCCAAGCGCCATCCAGATCACATCGTCCTGAGCTTCGATGAGATCGTGGGGCTGTTCGAAAGACCAGACGCAATGGCGACCATCGCTGAGATCAAGCGGCAGTGGCCGGGTGCATACGTCCAGAACAAGAACCCGACAAACACGCTGCTGAATGATGCAATACCATTTTGATGGTGAAGACCCATTTTGGTGTTGCAAACCTAATTTGACGAAAGAGCCTCATTTTGCAATAAACAGGGAACAGAGCAGGAAATAGGGTCAGTATGGCAAGGGTGATGACGGAGGAGCAGATCGCTGAAAGGCGAGCAAGGATCGAGAGGCGAGCCAATCGCCCGCCAACTCGCGTCAAAGTTCCAGAGGAAGTATCTATAAAACAACAGAAATCCCTCGGAAGACCGTCAAAGATGACGCCAGCAGTGGTGGATGAAATCATCGTAGGAGTGGCGTCAGGAATGTCATTGGCTAACGTGTGCCGTGATAACCCGAGACTGCCGGACATCGCGACGGTTTATCGGTTCATGCAGGCAAGCGATGACTTCCGCGAAGCTTACCTCCGCGCTTGTGCCAATCGATCACTAGTCTACGCGGACACCATTGGGGACATAGCTAAGGCCACTTTGAGCGGAAAAGTGGACCCAAATGCCGCGAGGGTTGCAATAAACGCATACCAGTGGCTTGCGATGAAGCTTGTGCCTACCGTGTTCGGAGAGCGGCAGGAGGTCCAGGTAACGCACCAGCACCTGCATCT